TTAGCTATTGTACCTAAATCTTCTTCTGGATGATTAGGATCAATGTAACAAGATTCAATGTCTATATCCTTTAAGAGTAATTCAGGATTTCTTAACTTCTCCTTTTGTGAATCACTAAAGTCCTTAGCATGTTCTCTACTTAATTGATTTATTTCTTTTATGGTTTGTCTTACTCTTCTGTTTGGAAGAGTATCATACATTAATGCTACTTTCTGTAAATACATAATAGCTTCTTTTCTTTTAGTGGAACCCATATTAATGTTAAACATATGATTCTCTAACTTTGCAATAGTAAGTTTTAGTAATTCTTTCTGTTTACCATAACTATACTTTAATGTTTTTCTTGGTAATAAATTAAGTTGCTTTAACTCTGGTGGATCACCAACAACTGCTTCTCCTTTCTTCATATAGTAATAAGTAATGTTCATGTTTAAGCTAAATGATTTACAGAATGTTTTATAGATATTCTGTACATTTTCTGAAGTAATAGCAAACACTTCTTCAGCATTAAGATTACATCTACTTATGATATTCATATAAAAGTCTCTCTCCTCTTTTTTATTTGTTGGTTTTAAGAGGTTACAGTGAACATAGAGCTTATCTGATTGTTTGAATAGTGCTGAGAATACACAGAATAGGTTTTCATCATCACTATTGAAGTTAAACTTTATATGTTCGTCATCTGGGAACATTTTAGGAAAGAATCCTACTGGAGGTGTAATATTCACACTATTAAGTGTGGTGAATCCTGGCTCAATACTATCATAAGCCTGATAATACTGATAGTCACTACCAGGGGTACCCTCAGGACCACCTTCTTGGAGGAATTCATTGGGATCATAGATAAGTGGAACATCTAAGATGTCTGAGATCATAGCAAATGCAGCTCTTTCCTTAGTCAATGGGTCAGCCTCAGGGGTCTTTACATATCTGTTAGTGACAGTACCTATGTCTTGACCTTCAGTCTGGTTAGAGGCAGAGAACTCATAGACAGTTCCATCAGGTATTAAGTCATAGATGTCAATCAAGTTTTTATCTGAGAGTAACCCATTCTGAACTAAGTCAGCTAACCACTCCAACTTATCTTCATACTCTAGTTTCCTGTTGAATGCAGCATAAAGATTTTCTAAGTCAGTAAGCACATCACTCTCTCCAGAGGGGTCAGTAATAGCCCCCAACACATCATCTACATCAAAGTCGTTCATCAATATTTTTAACGAGTTGGATAATTTAAATATGGATTTAATATGTCATCGCTGTAACTAAGTCATCAACTGAGATATTGTTCTTCTTAGACGCTTTCTTCAGTATCTCACTGAACCTCTCAACTGGTATCTGGTTGTACTTCAAGAATAGTGCCGCGTACCTACCACATGTAGATGACTTACCATCTAACTTCTGAAGTTGGATGGAGTTATAGTGGACATCACCATTGAAGTTAGATAGAAGTTTACAAAGATATGCCTTGTTCTGGTCTGATTCATCTCTGAAGTCTTGGTTGATGTGGTCAAGTTGGTCATCGATGATGGTGCCATATGGGTCTAAGAAGTCGATCCTTAATCTAGTACCAGCATCTAAGTCAACTTTTCTAGTGATACTACACCAGTGACCGAAGTTAGGTCTTGACATATAGAGTAATATACATGTGTTATAGTCAAAGTCATACTGTGGTCTCAATAGTCGGTAGTCGGATGAACTTTCTTCAAATAAGTCATTGAGATTATTCATATATTTTAGGTCAGGATATTTTAGTACATTACAGGTCATCTTAGCAATGTCGAAAATATCTGCAGTTGATAATGCTTTTCGTTTCTCTTTTTCGAACCGTTTCATGATTCTTTATATTTAAAAGTACTTTCAGAAATTTAAATGTCGTTATCTGCGGTACCAGTTCCGACTTACCTAGTTGATGACCCAAGAATTGACTTTGACAGACACGCATCTTACTTAGTTGAACGAAGTGGAGGTGATGTTACTTATCGCCAATACAAATGCGTGAGTGCTTCTACTTCCGCTATTTCATTTAACACATTAGTACCATCTCGCGACACTGTTGTTGCATCTAAGATTTACATGAAGATTCCATTGAGTGTTGTCATTACAGCACCTGCTGGAGCTACTGGTGGAGTAAATATCAGCGCTCTTACTGGACTGAGATTTGCTCCTATCACTACTTCTTGTAACTCTATTCAGTTAGAAGTGAACGGAAAAGCTATTTCTTCTAATACATATCGATATTATCCTGCTTTGATGAAGTTCTGTAATACTAATGATGAAATGTTGAATGACTTCAGTTGTATGCCAACATTCATGGACTACTACGGTTCATATTACAATCCCAATCCACATATTCCTGGTGGTGCTCCTTCTACAGGTGCTTTATGGGGATCATTGAAAGACCCATTAGGACTTGATCAAGATTCAGACAGTTTCCATCCTACTCCTCGAAGGGGTTATTTAACTAATATCGCTACTATTGCTGACCCTGTTGTTGATAATTCTGCTACCAGATTCGCTTTCACTTGTGATTTGGAAGAAATTGTACCTATCTCTCCATTGTTCTGGGGTCATCGTGAAGTCAAGGGTCTAGTTGGATTAGATACCCTAAATATTACTCTTCAATTGAGAGATAACTTGAAGAGAATCATTAGTTCTGCTATTTACAACACTACTAATGCCGACAATCTCGACATTGCTGTTGATTCTGGTGCTTTACTCAATTCATTATTGGAATTCATCTACATTAAACCAAGAGCAAACGTTGTTTTACCTAGAACTATTCACTATCCTTACAACAACATCAAGGATTACCAAACACAAGGAGAACTCTTAGGCTTTGTTCCGCCATTAAAGGTCTCTGGAGAAAATACATTCAACAATATTCAATTAACTGGTGTTCCTAAACGAGTTTACATTTTCGCAAAAAGACAAGAAAGTTCAGAAGCTTATTACACAACCGATACATTTGCATTCATTGAAAACATTTCACTTGATTTAGGAACTCGTTCTGGATTATTGGCAGAATGTTCTCCTCAAGCTTTGTACCGAATGGCTGTTAAGAACGGTTATCGTGGTTCTTGGGATTCATGGTATAAATACACTGGATCTGTGTTGTGTATTGACTTTGGATCTGATGTTTCCTTAGACTTATTGGATGCTCCAGGAGCATTAAAACAAATGCAAATGTCTTTCCGATTGAAATATAAATGTATTCAAAGCAATAAGAACTTCCCAACTGGTGGTGTTGAACAAGCTATTCAATATCAAATCTATGCTATTGTCGTATCTGATGGTATGATGATTCTCAAGGATGGTGAAGTGTTGTTTGAATCCAATGATGTTTCTGCTTTAGATGTTGCTGATTCATCTAAGGTTCGAAAGATTGCTTACGATGACATTGCTGACTATGTCTATGGTGGAATGTACACTGGTGGAAGTTTAAGCTCATTCAAGGCTAAAGTTAAGACTGGATTAGACAAAGCAAAAACATTTGCTCAACAGAAAGTTATCCCTGGTCTTCAAAAGGCTCTTCCTTATGTAGAGAAAGGAGTCAAGACAGCTGCTGAAATCCTTCCTGCATTGGCTGCTTTAGGTTACACTGAAGAAGAGATTTATGATATTGTCAATGGAAAGGGAGGTAAAATGATGCCAAAAAAATCTATTAAAGCAAGAGCTGCAAAGCGTTAGTGGGGTAGTGGGGTTGCGTCCCCACACGACGCGATTTACTTTAATAGATTTAAGTATTTTATAATTTTAAGTATTCTTTTTTATCTGACCATTCGAGGTTGGTGTAGTGATTGTTTTGTTTGTTTTTATCTTTATGAATAACATATTGATAATTATTCGGGTTATCAACGAATGTTAAAGCAACTAAATAAGATATTAATTTTTTTTTTTTCTCTCCACTGATTATTATGGTGATAGAAAATGAACCAGTTTCGTCTTGATGATGTTTTAATTGTCTACCTCTTTTATTGTAAACAACACCATTTTCATCGATAGAATAGTCAGAATCAGGAATTAACAAGGTTCTAGCTGATTCATATATAACATCATCTTTTGCCTCTTCAAATTCTTCATTAATAATAGGTATAGATGAATAATATTCATGGATATTTTCAATTATTCTATGTGCACATTTTAAATGTTTCCATATTCCAAATTCTATTCTTCTTACTAATTTATTTTCATAATAATCCCAGTAATGTTTATCTTCTTTATAATAATCTCTAGAACAGATATTACATCTTACTTTTTCATAATCAGGACCAATTAATACCTTAAACTGTTTAGGACAATTATCTTCGTGTTTAACAATATTAGCGAACATTCTTTTACAGAAGATGCACTTGGACTTCTTAGTAGACATGTTGTTGTGGTTTTTATGAGTTGTTGTGGCTTTTTTAGGTACTTTCCATTTGTTAAATTAAGTATACTCCTGAGGAGTACAGGACGAATGACGGATTATTTCTGCTAATCTCCACCCATCTGGTATTCAGCTTTAGTACTCGATCTACCTCTTGCTTAGTGAAGTCAGCATACTTGGTAAGTAATGATCTGGTTTGCTGTTTGTTGGCTTGCGGGAAGACTACGAAATAGTCAGACTCTTTGATTGGGTATGAGGTTAGCCTATTGTCTAATGCCTGATGGGCTGTTACCATACATGACACGTTTTCGTGTCTTCCGCATTGTAGAATTACATCTCTCAGTGTGATGACTGATTTTTTAGTTCTTAAATCTGGGATTGAGTTGATGTCGTCAAAGATACACATTGAGTTTGCGAAGTCTGATAGCTCATCTGCTTTGGTGATTGGATTGTCTCTGAAGTACTCTAGATCCATGACTGTTACTTTTTTACCGAATCTTTCGAATGCTGGTTCCTCTTTTGGTACGCCAGAGAAGAGATACACTTCGTTGTTAGGGAATTGCTCTATGTAATCGTCTAGGTAATTAGCTATCCAGGTTGTTTTTCCTGAGTTTGATCTGGCTGGGATGTAGAAAGTAGATCTTTCTGAGCCTGGTACTTTGATGTGCATCTGAGATAAGTAGTAGGATGATGGAAGATTTAGTTCTGTCCTGTTGTTTTGCAAGTATTTGTCTAGTCCTTTTACTACTGGTTCCTTCCTTTCTTTCGCTCTTTCGTTAATTATCTCTGCTAATCTTCTTTTTTCTTTCTTGGTAAGTGTTGCATTCCTGATTAATTCCATTAATTCTTCGTCTTCTTCGTTTTCTTCCTCTTCTTCTTCATCGGTTATCCTCAGATGGCCGATGAATTGGTCTTCTACTTTGCCTTTTTTGTAGACCTTAGCGATCTTCTGACCCTTTTCGAATGAAAACTTACTCATTTTTGATAATTTTCATAATTTTTTATAGTTGGATATGGGTAGTGTGGTCGACTT